GTCTCAGCAGCGGTCTGAGCAGTCTCAGCAGCAGCCTGTGCTGTTTCAGCATTAGTTTCTGCTGTTTCAGCATTAGTTTCTGCGGTTTCAGCATTAGTCTCTGCAGTCTCAGCAGCCGTTTGGGCTGTCTCTGCAGCTGTTCGGGCTGTCGCAGCATTGGTTGCGGACCCTGCTGCTGCAGTTGCTTGAGTAGTAGCTGTTGCAGCCTTAGTTGTAGCTGTAGTAGCTGAAGCAGTAGCACTTGTTGCTGAACTCGCAGCACTGGTAGCTGAAGTAGAGGCTTCACCAGCCTTAGTAGTTGCTATACCGGCTTGTGTAGTTGCAGTATTCGCACCTGAAGTAGCTGTAGCCTCTGGGTCCTCCCAAGCTGAGCCATTGTAAAATCTTGTATTATCAACTGTACTATTAAAATACACAGCTCCAATTAGTAACGCATTACCGTCATTGTCTAATGTGGGGTCTGATGTTTTAGTGCCAAGGTATCTATCATCAAATGTATCGTATAATGTTTCAATTGCAGTTCTATCTGAAGCAGTAGATACCGCATCAGCTGCAGTAGATACAGCATCGGCTGCAGTATCAATAGTATCTTGGTTAGTTGCAACTAGGTCTGCTGCAGTAGATACAGCATCAGCTGCAGTATCAATAGTATCTTGATTAGTTGCAACTAAATCCGCTGCAGTATCAACCGCATCAGCTGCAGTAGCAGTTGCTTTAGTAGTCGCTATACCCGCTTGAGTGGTTGCTGTACTAGCCTGAGTAGTCGCTGTACTAGCTGAAGCAGTAGCACTAGTAGCTGAAGCAGTAGCACTAGTAGCTTTAGTAGTTGCTGTTGTAGCACTAGAAGCTGCTGATGTAGCACTAGAAGCTGCTGCAGTTGAGCTTGATGCTGCAGCTGTAGCTGAACCACTAGCATTAGTCTCAGCTGTCTCTGCGTTAGTCTCAGCTGTCTCTGCGTTAGTCTCAGCTGTTTCAGCATTTGTCTCTGCAGTTTCAGCTGCTGTTTGAGCTGTCTCTGCTGCTGTTTGAGCTGTCTCTGCTGCAGTTCGAGCTGTAACCGCTCCTGTCTCCGCAGTCTCTGCGTTAGTCTCAGCTGTCTCTGCGTTAGTCTCTGCTGTTTCAGCGTTAGTCTCTGCAGTCTCTGCTGCAGTCTTAGAGGCAGATGCACTTGTTGCACTTGTTGCTGCATTAGTAGCTTGAGTAGTAGCTGTACTAGCACTTGCTGCAGCTGCAACTCTATCAGCTTCTGCTGATACTACATCTGCTGCTGTGAGAACTACATCAGCATTAGTGGCAACCTTATCGGCTGCAGTAGCAATTCTATCTAATCCTGTTTGTACTTTATCTGCTTCTGCTAATACCACATCAGCTGCTGTATCAATAGTATCTTGATTAGTTGCAACTAAGTCTGCTGCAGTATCAACCGCATCAGCTGCAGTAGCAGTTGCTTTAGTGGAAGCCGTAGCAGCACTGGCAGCTGCAGCAGTTGCGGAAGCTGCTGCTTCTACTGCTGAAGTATCAATGGTAACTACAGTACCTTCATCACCATCATAAAATGTATTTCTTGGCATAATCTCTCCTAAATTGCAGATGAACTAAAATGATGAGTAAATATACCACCCTTTAAGTCCGCTCTCTTCTCTTTTTCGTTTAATGACATAATCTTCCTTGATGCTAAATCATTAAATTTTTGTCCCATCTCTATATCTCCTAAGAAAGAAGAGCCTACTTCGCATGCAGCATAGAGAATAGTTTCAAATTCTGTTCCTAAAATCCAAGGTATGGTTTCTATATATGCTGTTCCAGTTCCAGCGCCAGCACCACTTGCTTTAAATATAACACCAGCCGTATTAGCATGTGTAGCTCCGTCTGTATATGCATTAAAATTTGTAGTACCTACAGTGGCAATTGTATAATATTTACCTGCTACAAGAGCAGTTGCAGCCGTAGCTGTAGACGAGTAAGTGCCTATAACATCATCTGCTTTATAGAATTTTAAAGTATATTCTCCTGCAGCACTTTGTTCTCCATTTTTATCAGTTAAAAGGAAATTACCCAACTCTCTAGTATAAGCATTTTTAACTTTATTATTGTTAAATGCTCTAGAATCTATTCTTCTTAGTACAATATCATCATCTTTGTCAGAGTCTGTCCAAGTTCCTGAAGCAGCTTCACATAAAGCACGAGTTGTATTAGTTGATGGTGCTACAGAACAAGTTCCGCTTTGAACATATTTTAATTCTATAACTTCCAGAAATCCTGATGGGATTGTTATACTTGAATTTGCAGCTACAACTGAGAAACCGTTTAAAGTCTCTAAAGTTGGCACTCTTAACTCATCATATATCCTCGCCTCACCTATAGATATAAAATCATCTATTTGAGCATCTGTCAAATCTGATCTATTCAACCAATCGGCTACACCAGTTCTCAAAGTAACTTGGTCTTGTATTGATGCCATATTATCTCCTAATTACACTACTAACTATATTACTCGTCAATAAGTTAGGATAGTGTGTTTTTATTATATTTGCTACCTTAGATAGCAGTTCTTTATCATTATCGGGCGAGTGAATATCTATTCCAAATTTATTAAATATATCTACGGAAACTATATCAGGAACTATTGCTAAACTACGATAATTTGTTTTATTATCAGTGAATGTATCTCTGCTTATAGCCCTAGATTTTTTTGCATAATCTAGATAATCGCTTACATCCTGTTCAGCTTTATATCCACGATTAAGTCCATAGTTATATTTGATAAATTCCATCATTTCCCCACTTGAATAAAAAAAAGGGGATCCATAGAGGACCCCCTAAATGGTATTTAGGTCCTAATTAATTAGGCAACTAATACCCCTAGTCCAGAAATTAATCCATTTCCAGACGGATTGCGACACTCAAGCGTAGTTTCTTCAACTATCATACCTACTGTAGAGTCACCTTTCTGACCTACATCTGTAGTATGAAGAGCACGCAAAGTAGCCATAGCCCACCAAGATGGGTCATAGACTATCACGTCAGTAGCACCACCAACTCCAACAGAAATATCTAAGCCACTGGCTAGACCCTGAATGTAGTTAGGAATTACTTTTACTATACCGAAGTCTGACTCGTAAAGTTCAACAGATTGTCTAAGTGAACCTAGTTCGTCAATATTACGTCTAACATTAGTAGCTGCTTGGGCTAGAGATGAGAAAGAACGCTTATTGCTTGGAGACATCATTAGTACTGTTGCCTTTCCACCTTCTTCGTAAACTTTCTGCATTACTTCATCAACATCTGATAGAGCTAGTACGTGAGTACCAGCTGTACCTGCTGTGTGAGCAGTTGCACCATCGCCACCGGCTGCAGCTTGGAACGCTGGAGTACCTGCGGAGGCATCCCAGTTGTGGTCCTTAGGAATCCAAGATTGGACTCCACCAAGCTGACGACCAGTATTATCAGGAACTGCATCAGCCACTCCTGAACCGGTAGTGATTTGTCTAGTACCAATTAGAGCATGCTCTAGGTCACGTTTTAACTCAGTACCTTTCTTCTTCATTTGATAAGCAAATTCAGAATTACGGCCTGCTTTAGAAACTGAATCCAAAGTCTTTGAGATCTTAATCTCTTTGACAAGGATTTGAGAATAGTTTCCTAACCTAGTTGTTGATACTGGGGTATCTGCGGCAGAGTAATCGAGACCTTCAGCTTTAGCATTTGCTGCTGGTGCTGTTAGTTCATCAGTTTGCCACTCATGGAACACAGAAGTTGCCTTCTTAGAACCAATAGATGATAAAAAGGGAGTTTCGTCCCTCGTTATCATCGATATAAAGGATGCGAGGTCTTCTCTTTTACCTTTCGTATCCTCGGATTTAAAAATTGCCATATTACAATTTCTCCATTTTCAAAATATTAAATTAGAAAAGAAAAAGTATTACTGCAACATGGTATCTACCATAGTCCCCAGAAATTCATCCTGTTGATTTTCGGTAGCTCCACCTTTTAGTACCTTCTCTCGAAGTTTATCAGCTTTTTCTTTCACCTTTGCTTTTTTGTTAACAGATTTGGTAGCCTTGACACTTTTAACAGGAGCTTTCTTACGTTTATTAACGGCAGATTTTTTACCGTCCTTAAGAGTTTTGTAATCATACATTAGTGCGATTACATCAGGATCAACTACATCAGCAAAATCGGGAAGTCCTAGGTCTCTTACAGCCCAGTTGACAACATCATCATAGGTGTTTTCCCATCCCGGTAATGTACTATTTAGTTTCTCCACTGCTTGTTCTTTATAAGCTTGTAGATTGGCATTATAAGTATTTTCTTGTTCTTCTATTGCTTGTCTTTCAAGATTAGAAGCTTCAGACTTAGAATCTGCAATCTCTTTTGCCTTGACTCTGCGTGCTTCTTGCCATTTAGGCAATTCGTACATTTCATCTTCGGCAATTAGCTGTTGAATCTTCCTGTCATATGCCGCTAGCTGTCTTTCGTCAGCATCTACGGCAATGCTAAGGAGTTTAGCATTTTGCTCTTTAAGGGCAGTTGTTTCCTGTGCTAGTGCTTGAGCTACTTTTAGCTGTTGACTTGCATCTATGGACTTTTTATTGGCGTGAGCTGCTGTCTGATAGCCACGGATTAATTCCTTCATAGAGACTTCAGATTCTTCCCCGTCAATTTTGACAGGTACTATATAATCTAAATCTAATTCCTCGGTATCCTCTGAATCGGTCTCAGGTAGGTCTTCACCATCATCCTCTGATTCTTCTGCTTCTTCTTCCTGCTCATCTCCCTCTAGTTTTTCAGTCTCGTCTACTTCGGCATCGTCACTTTCCTCTGTAGTTTCCTCTGTGTCATCCACGTCTTGCTGGGGTAGGTCTTCTTCCTCGAAAAAGCCATCCGCAAGGGCACCTAACATTTCATCTTCAGATAAACCTTCGTTCACATCCGGTTGGGTAGTTTCTTTTGGCATTTTATCAATCCTCCAAGATTAATTTTTTTTATTTCTTAGCCTTGGTCGTAACCTTAGCTGTTTTAAGTTTCCCCTCTAAACGGTCAATAACCATTTGTAGGGCATTTAGTTGTTCTACTAGTTGTCTAACCATGAAACCTCCACGGGAAGGTCTAATGTCTCTCATTATATTATCCTCTTGTATCTTGTAGATTTCAAGGTCCTTTTCTAGTATACTTCTTTCTTCACTTGTCACTGGATTCCTCCTTTTCCTTATTAAACGCAACATTGTCACCTAAAGTGGCGACAGACTCTATTTGTTTCTTAACATCAGTGAGACCTACTATTGTATTATACAATCTTTCTCGTAGTTCCCCTTCCTGTGGTTTTGTACTTGCCCACATATTTTGGTAGTTAACCCGAACTATATTAAACATCTCATCAAAAGCCTTATTTTCTATAATAAGTTTTGCGTGCTGTCCTAGTTCAACTGCATCCATTCTATCCTCCTATTAAATCTAACCAATTTTAGTTGGCTCTCCAAGCGCAAGTTCCATCTGCATTTCAGCAGCATCTTTAGTTTTCTGGTACTCGAACTTCTCTCTATCTAATTCCATATCGGCCTGTTTCTTCTGAATATCCGCCATTTGTTTCTGAAGAGTAAGGAGTATTTTCTGTTGCTCCATTTGCTCTTCTTTACCGACTTGTTCTTGCTCTTGTTGGGCCTCTTGCATTGCAGCTTGAGCCTGTTGTTGCCCTTGTGGAGTATCGGGGTCAACAAGAAAGTCTACCCAGTTGTCAATACCCATAGACTCTAGCAATTGTCTTGCTATCGTAAATGGAGCTTTTGGATTTATAATTCCTTTAGATTCCTTAGCTTGATATAACATAGGCATCACTTGTGTAGCCATCATCATCATATTTTCTTGAGTGTTGGCAGAACTATTGGCCCCAACATCAATGTCAACTGTAAGATTCTCTAATGGCACTAAAGATTCAGGTGTTATATTATAATAACTATAATCTTTTAATATCGATTCTGAATTATCCAGTATTAGGTCGTACACACCTCTACATAGATCTTTAAATCCAGTTTCAGCAAACCTGCGTGCAACATACGCTATGCGTTTTTGTGCCGCTTGCTCTACCATTGCAATCTTACCAGCAGAGTTTCCAGAATCAAATAACTTTTCGTTAATCCCTTGAGCCGCTCTGGTCATACCAGTAGCCATCTCTTTTTCGGTATTCATGAACTCTAGCAGAGAAAAAGTAGACGGTGCTAATTGAGCTGGGACTAGAGTGTGCACAGAAGACATCGGAGACCCATTAGTTGGGATAATCTGATGTGGTTCTGGACTCTGTAGAGCTCTAAAGTCTACTGTATTGGGATCAGCCAATGTTCTGCCATAATTGGACAGATAAACATTTTCGATCATACCTCTAGTTATAGTTGTCTTAATCTCAGTTGCACTCTTAGTTGCATCTGCTATTGACATTCCATAAAAAGAATATGGTATTTCAATTGGATTCAAAGATGCTAGAGGTATGGAATCTGCATACTCTTCTAGCAATATTTCCTCCCCAACCGTTATAAATCTCTTCAATTCAGCTACACCGTCACCGTCTCTATCAATTTTAATCCAAGACTCTGTGACAACGACTTCCCTATTAGCAATTCCCAAGGAATCATCAGCATAATTCTGTTGTATCTCATTAATCGACTGTCTTACAGACGACTCGTAGTCTTGATTAAAACTACTAGCTTCGGTACCTTCACCAATATCATCAGCGACATCAAAACCCATTTCTCTCAGGTCAGATAATGACATCTCTGTCTGTACACCGATAAATGATGCACTTGGGATATCTGTGGCACCCCTGTTAATCATAAAAGATTCAGGTGGTATATTCTCAAGAGATACTCTGGACTTATCAACTTCTCTTCTTATAGAAACATATTCATAAAACCCTTCAGCATTTCTAGAATCTGGGTCAAAACCCTCTCCAGCTCTCATCTCCACTATCTCTACATCACCCTCTAATAAGAGAGCGTCTACTTCAAGTACACTTATATTCTCATACTCCTCCACTTTGGTCTCTTCTATTTCCTCCCACCTCCATCTTATAATTGCATTCTTAAACAGCAAAGCTGCTTTAATCCAAGTATTAAGGTCTACCCATCCATTGTTTTTACTAAAGATACAATGGTTCGTCAACTCAGAGGCAAGACCTGCCGCTACTGTCTGACTAGGGTCTGATGGATTGAACTTTGCAATCTTACCATTAGATAACATCAGTTCAGATATAACAGCTAAATAGGAATCTACAATTTCCATAGTATCCGAAGTTACTACTTTAGACACTCCCTGTGGATATAGATTTCCCTTAGCTTGCTGTGTATAATAGTTTATAGCTGTTTCTCTTTGCTCTTGCAACTCAGAACCAGACGTGAAACTACCTACTGCTTGCTGAATAGAATCATTAATAATACTAGTGATTTCTTCATCAGTTACTTTTTTGTTTTTCTTAGCCATAATTAAATCCAATTAGTTTGTCTTTCAGGAATAAACACACTATCAAACCCGACCCTGTCTGTAGCAAGTCTATGTAGGTGTGTTCTATAAACTTCCGCAGCAATTGCAAGAGCCATCACCGTATCATCTGTACCCCCTCTAGATGCAGAAGTTTTACCCTTATCGTCTGATACATAATCTTTCAACTCTTCCACTACCTCAGAAGACCATACAGCAATGTCATCACTGTCTATCCAATTTTTTAAGTTAGATACTATAGCTGGTTTAGAAGCACTTGTAGTTCTAAAACCCAACCTTATACCATCCTCGTCTGTTAAATTAGCAATTTGAGTTTGATAATATAAATTGACATATTTCATCTCTTTAAGTTTCTGTAGAGTAGATACACCCATAGAGTTAGACTCTACAGCAAGAAGAGCATTATTATAATATCTTCCTAAATAAAACAAATCTCTACCAAATATAGCTGGATCAACATGGTTATCTCTATAAACAGCAACTACCTCTCTGTCTGTATTCAGAACAATTGCTGCTGAATAATCTTGTCCAACCCCTAGTGCCACATCGGCACCAATAATAAATTTTTCATCAAATCCGGGGGATTTCCATATAGATAAGTTTCCTTCTCTATGGTCTTCCCATGTAGACATAGATGAATCAAACTCCCTTCGGGAATCTGGTCCTTTAGTTTGAAGTTTATTTAATTTATCTATATTGAATACATTTTTACCCGATACTACAAAAGCCTCTTCAGCTGTAGAAGGATACTCTTGTTGAAATTTAGATTCTCCCCCTTCACCTATCTTCATTCTACGCCACCACAACTGACCATCAGTAAGGTCATATGTTTCAGATAATTCCCCTTCTTCTATGGTTCTCTGAAAATTTTCAGGGGGATCCATAGTATACTCTGGTGTCATGAACCAAGGTAAGAATATAGGTATATAATCGTTCTCACCCCTTTCAGCTGCTTTCCACATTCTATAAAAAGCACCAGTAGCACCATTAGCTGTAGATTCCAGAATTATCTCTGTACCGTCAGAAGATGATACTCCCTGAAATAATCCAGCTAGAATTTTCTCATCACTCTGCCAAAAAGAACACTCAGAGCAATGTAGTATCGTGGGCGTAGTCCCCCTTCCTGCCTCTGGAGACCCTGCTGTGTAAAGTCTAAATCCAGAATCATTATGTGAGAACTTAACCTCTTTCGCATTTGATCTAATTAAACTAGGTTTAAAATCATTAGACATTCTATCTATAAACTGTTTAGACATAGTAAATAAAGCATCTGATGTTGCACTATCATGTGCAATTACAACTGATCTCGTATGTGGGGTATAATATGTTTTCCAGAATACTCTACCTGCAGTATAAGTAGAAATCCCTTGCTGTCTAGCTTTTAATACTAAAGCTCTTACTCGCCCTTTATCTTTTCTTTGTTTTTCGATGGCTTCGTGTATTTTATCCTGACAGTCATTAAATTCAAATTCAACATACCCCTTAGAAGCGTCTTTAGTTATTATCTTAAGTTGGTCTTTTGCAAAACTTTTAAAGTTGTCTCTGTTTCTTTCTATTCTTTTACGTTTCTCCAACTCTTTCTTTATTTCTAATTCTTTAAGTAGTTTCAACTTATAAGACTGTTCATCTAATTCCATATCCCCTCCAAATAGGTGCTGGTTTCCTGACCTTTACTACCAGCGGAGTAAGTCGGAGGAGTGGTCATTTTTTATAGTAATCCTTTTTAAACCTACGCCAGTAGTCTATGTTATCAATTCTCCCCTTTTTACTATTAGGTCCAAATCTCCAATCACGAATTATTGTATTTATTGGGTCTTCCCCTGCAGCTGCAGCAGCAAAACCCATTGGTTTCCTCTCAGTAGATTTCTCTTGTGCATTTTTCCATTTATATGATAATATCGCCTTAGCTAATTCTTCATAATTTTTTTGATCCTCAAGACTTGTTAGATGACCACTGCCTGAATAATCATATTTTGAATCATACCCTTTTAATCCTTTTTCATTACCATACTTAAGAAACAAATCAGATTGGTCTAAAAATCTATTTGCATAATCCTTCAAATGGTCAGGAACTACTCCTCGGTCTAACATATCTCGAACTAAAATACCAGTCATCTGAGCAGGCCCATATGCGGAACTTCCACCATCTGCTGTACTATCTTCAGTTCTTATAAATTTATTATCACCTTCTAGATGTCCAGTCTCTGCATGCACAAATGAATTATAAAGCTTATCGACTTGACTCATGTTTTTATGGGTTTCTGCCAACCCTAAGACTGCCATTATCGGAAAAGTGAATCAAAATCTATTTCACCTCTTGGGCTTTTTCTTCTTCTTAGCAGACCCATAAAGGTATCTAACTCACCCCCAGTATATGCTGTACCCGTTTCCTTACGCAATTCTTTCTCAAGATTATAATCTTCTTCTTCAGTGACTGCTGCACCAGTTCTCTTTCTAAGATAATCCTCTTTTAACATTTCTTTTGCTTGGTGGGTCAAATTCATACTATCAATCTTTGAAAAGTAATTTATCATGTCTCTTTGATCTTGAGTTATGCCATATCCACCTGTTCCAGCCCTTAATCCAGTATTCGGGTCTATTTGTAACCCTTTATCTGTGGCAAAAGGAAGAGACTGTTGCTCGCTACTTTGGAAATTATCTATCTTGTTTAGATTTTTAGCGTTCGGTAGTCCTTGCCAAGCGTTGTTTATATCTTCTATGGTTACATCTTTATTATCTTTATTTTTTTCTTTGAGTTGATCGTAAACTAAAGCACCTATAAGACCACCTGCTCCAAGTCTAGCTCCATATGTTGCAGCCGTATCTAAAGATGATGAAGCATTTATTGCAGCCCCTCTTCCACCTGCCAATGCTGCTTTTAAAGCTAACTCCTTCTGTAATTTCTTTTTTGCCAAATATGCAGCTAATCCTCTTCCTGCTGTTTGTGCAGCTGTAAATCCAGCTCCTATTATTGGTACCGGCATATATTACTCCTTTTTATTCGGCCATGGGCTATCGTCAAATGGTGCCTTAGCTCCTAATGGTGGTAATCGTACCTCACCTGTAGCTACCCCATCTTCCATTTTTTCAAAATTAGGCCCTAACTCTTGTTTATATACGGATTCCATGAATTTCTCAGGAACCTCATCGTCTTCAAATAATCTTATGTACTCAGAATCTTTTGTAAAGTCAAC